AGAAATAAACCGGTTGATTTCTTTTGCCATCTCAGCCCTGATCGTGGGCGCTTGCCAGAACACCGAGTAACTGAGTAACCCCACCGCTATACCGCACAGTATCAAGACACCGCTCAATTTAGCCGATAACACGGACTCCTTGACCATCCGGTCGGTGAGGCAATTGGGCGTGAGGCAGGATTGGTTGTCAGGCATAGTAGGTTCTCCCTGGACGTGGAGCGGGTGGGGGTTTGGGTTTTGGCTTAGGGCGCTTGACGGGCTTCACTGTGCGCTTGGTCATGCCCCCTCCGTGAGTAACTTATCGCAGAAATGCTTTGAAAATTCGTCAGCACTATCGTAGGAACACCCTTTCACCCAACGACCATCCCATGCGAGATAGCACTGGTCAGCCAAATGGTCAGGCGAGTCTACGTGGTCACACACCGCTGTGTTTGTCGTTGACCCGCATTTTCTACACGTCTTGATACCCATCACACCCCTCCTTGCATCCTATGCCCTATACCAGTTGTTATCCGTAACGGAGCGAACCAGCCTGGTGCCCACACCCTGCACATCGAGGTCCACGTACTCCTGACCCTGCACGGTGCCGGTTGCCGGTGTGATCCTGACCGGATTGGCCGATGAGTCGGTTTTGAATATTTCGTAGTAGGCGGGTGCCAGGGGATCGTCTGCGGATAGGATGTTGGCGTTGAACGTGGCGGCTGCGGCATCACCGAATATCTGGAGGGTTGCCCCGATGCTGCCGGTGTCGATGCCGGCTACCGTGTCTGCCGTGTAGATCATCAGACCGTCCTCATCGTAGAGCGCCATTGCATAGCTGCCGGATAGCCACACATCGGCTCGGCCACCGGCATCAAGTATGACGGGGTTGCTGTTGGGCGTCTGACCGGTGGCGTCGGTGTATGTTGATTTGGGGAAGCTTTGCCCGGGGCCAGCGACAGTGGTCGGTTGGGCGGTGTAGAGTAGAGCGCCGGCAGCCGGCATACCTGACGACAGGAACTCGGCAAAGCGCGGCATGGGACAGAGGACTGTCAGAGACATGGGGTACCCGCCTGTATGGGTTGAGAGCCGCTGGCCCGTTGCCGAGCGGCTGTGTGGATATGAGCATATTACGTGGCGTATGTCAAGCTATTTACCGCCTGTGACCGCGCTCAACGCTCCAGCGGCACCCTCAACCACTGCACCGCCTGCCGCCGCTGTGCCCTCGGGATCGGCCAGCATCTGGATGAAATACGGCTTGAGTGTGGTGGCTGCACGCTGGCTGATGTCCGAGTAGCGTTTGGCGCGGTAGATTTCCATCAGCGAGGCGGCTACGTTGCCGTCCAGCAAACCGTCCTGGATGATCTGGTCAACTCGCCCCTCGGCTGCTTTCATGGGGTTCTTGACCACCGCGCCGACCGCCCCCTTGACCGAGTTCATCAGCCAGCCGGCCTTGGCTAGTACGGCGCCGAACATGGATACCTTGTCGCCGAGCGCCAACAGGTCCAGCTTCTCAGCGGTGTTACTACCCCTGAGTGTGGCTACCACGTTACTGCGCTCCGATATTTCCAGAGTATGCGCCCAATCCATCACCGCCCGGGTGCTGCCGAAATACTTACCGATGCTCGGACCAAACTGCTTCTTGGCGAATTTGATAGCCATGCGAGCCGACATGGTGGGATTACGCAGGGAGTCCACACCCAAGCCGTCAAGGTGGGCGCGTATCGCCTTGGGTAGTTGACCCTTGATGATCTGCTCCACGTCGCGTGTCAGACCGAGAGTATTCAGCACCTCGGCATTGTCTCCCAGGAACCGCTCGGCTGCCGGTACGCTCATCACGCCGGTTGACGGCTCGATAGCGGCCTTGGTGAACCGTGTGACTACGTGCGGGTAGACTAGCTCGCCGGCTGCCTGCCGACCGGCTGTCATGCGGGCAGCCTGGTCAACGGGTCCGGTGGCCGGCACATACGGCATCTTGGCCCTGACCAGTTCAAACGCGCCACGGGGTGTGAACACCTTGTCGGGTATCTGCTCCAGCGGGGTATTCAGACCGCCGTACTGATCGCCCTTCTTGAGTATGCCAGCGATGGTGTCCCGGGCGAAGCGGTCTTTTTGTTCCTCGCGGGTGTACCGGCGTGCGCTGGCATAGCTGGCTGCCACATCCTCGGCTGGTTGGGCGGCTGTCAGGGTGTCGGTGAGTGTCTGGCGACGGGCGGTCAGTTCGGTGAGTGCGGGTGACTGTGGTGGTTTGTCCGTTGCATTTTTGAACTTACTAGGGTCACTGATATAATATACTGTGCTGTCTGCCTTTCCACCGGGGGTGTCTTTTACGTTTGTAAAGATTATCCCGTCATGACCCCCCGCTTTCATTTGTTCAATGTACTCTACAAGGGCTTTAGAGCGTATCTTTCCCTTATCATCAGTGTAATGTTTTGCCCCGTAGTCATAGCCGGTAGTATCTACTTTAAGCGGGTTTTTCAAATTAAGACGCCCGTGTAACAACGTGGTTCTGCCCTCAATTTTTTTTACGTCAGGTTCACCAAACATTTTTACAAGTTCTTCTCTTGAAAGTCCTGAATATCTATATTTTTCTGCCACGTCCTTGGTGCTGAACACAAAGCCGTTATTGGTTAAGTCTCCTGCTTGTTCCCCCGCACGGTCCAAAGATAAACCACCCTCATGAAGATGTCGGCTCCCGTGCCATACCTCTATCCCCTCATCAGCCCCCGCGCCACCGACTGTCGGCACAGGTTTACCAGCCTTCTCATACGCCGCTGTCAACCGAGCCTGGTACATGGCGTCCGACTCGCCGGTCATCTTCATCATGCCCGGTTGAGTGCCCATGTCAGCACGCATAGCGACCAAGTCGGGCTTGGCGCCGGCTGCTTGCTCTGCTGCAATGCGCTCATCGAGTGTGGCCATCTGGCTGCGCACCTTGCTCGGGTATATGATACGCCCCTCATGGATAGCCACATCCCCCGCCTCGGCAGACTTGCCCATTGCCTCAAACGAATCCCACACACCCTGTTTGACGCGTTGCAATGCCGATGCAGCGGCCCGGTCGCCTGACTGTATCGCCTGACTGATCCTGCCGTCAATGGTCTCCTTGATCGACTTGAGACCCCCTGCCGTCTTGTCAGCATTCTTGGCGAACGTAGCCACACCCTCTACGGCCTTGCGTGCGGTCTCGTCCAGGTTGCTATCGAGCGTGGTCTGTAAGGCGTCGTCAAACTCGGCTCGGGGCATCTCATACTTGAACTCGGGCTGGTTGAATAGCCGCTTGACCTCCGGTGCCACCTGAGCTTCCGACTCCTGCACCGACTTGACGATCCGCTCACCGGTCGTGCTGGCGTACTCGCTGGCTGGCATAGCCTCACCGCGACCTACCTGGCGGCCTACGCGGGTCAGAGCGGCATCGGCGTTGACGGCTGAGTTGAGGTTCACCCGCTCATCGAACGGCATGGCACCGTCGCTGGTACCCCGGGTCTTGTACTTGAGCCGCTGCTTCTGCTCCAGGGCGAGTAGTTTACCACCCTCACGCTGGCCGGCGCTCGACTGGAGGGGTCGCTGACCCGGGCGGTCGGCGTTCAGACGGTTGAACAGCGCGTCGTCGCGGTTGCGGGTGGCCTGCTTGACCTGAGCCAGCCGGTTACTGTCGGTGACGGTGGTGCGCTCAGCAAATCCCGGGTCGGTCGTCTTCCAGTTGCCATTGACACCTGTGGCTGCGTCACCGAACTCTTGGGCCGCGTTGATACGGTTACGGACGGGACTGAGCGGGGCGCCCCGCTGGATGAGGTTCTTGCCGCCCTGTACCAGTGCGCCGGCACCCTTGGCAAGTAGCGCACCGCCCATCTCCAGACCGGCGCCTGTCGCAAGCTGGTTGACGGTCTTGCCTACCTGTTGTGTGGCTGTACGGTTCGGTACTCCCTCGATCATGTCGGCAAGCTGGTTGCCTGTCGCATAGCCGAGAGCCGAGCCGGCTACCGTGCCAGCCGTTGCACCCGGTATCGCGCCGACCAGCGGGATGGTCACACCTCCTGTCAGGCCGCCGACCGCCGCACCGCCGATGCCGCCTGCAACCGCTCCACCACCCTCAAGGATGGGTCGCACGGCGTCAGCTACACCCTTGCGTGTCGGGGTGCCGAGTGACTGACCCTTAGCTTTACCCCAATTGCGTACCCGGGTGCCAGCCGTACCCTCGTCGGCCAGGAAGTCGCTGGCTGTCTTGCGTGGGCCTGCGGGCGCCGTGCCACCGTGCTGCGCGGCAAGCTGATCGAGTATCCCACCGCTGCTGGCTGCTGGAGGCGCTGCGGCGTGCTTGGCTGCCAGGTCGTCAAGGATTCCCATGTGTCACCACCTCAAATGCTTATTAACTCGCAGAGTATCCCGCAATCGCCCATAATCATTGGTTCGTGTCGCCCGCGTTCGGGGTCAAGTTCATCAAGCCATATATTTTTTTTGATTATCGGGAAACCGATGTCTCTTTCCATTTTTGCGCGGGATGCAAATACTTCTGGAAAATCAACCCTGATTTTATTCCAATAACCCATACCACCCTTCACGCAACCGATACAGTTGTTGTTGTGGTAGCCTAGATCATACATTGCTGGTCGTCTGATTCCGCTTGCAGCGAGAACAGCGTGAGCGTGTTCCTTTGTCATTTCTCTATCAATGAGGGGGAATAGATGTTCATGATTCGGCATATTCGACACTATGTCGGATGCTCTATCTTTCTCATCGAAATCTAGACCCCACACTATACGCAGATTGCCTTCATTCTCGTATTCAAACTGTTTACGTACTGTTCGTTTCAAATGTTTAGTGCATACTGCACCAGTTTGACGCGACCTAATGAATGAGTTATACCGGCATACTGAATCAACACTCTTAAATGGCGACTGCCATATCTCAACCTCTTTCCCAAACCATTGTTCACAGTCTTTGACGAATCGCATGGAATCAGGATGTTGGTCGTCAATATGTGTGTACATGACACGCTGTATCTGGTCTATGGCTAGCTTAATCGCAACTGCAGATGACCCACCCGCGCTAAAATAACCTACTGTTTGATCCATTTCACCCCTCCAGGTTAGTGTTGTGCTAGACCTCTCATAAACCAGTAGTATGCCTGACTGTCGATCTCACCTTGGCAGTGGTTACAGCGGTATTTCTTGTTCAGCGGCTTGTCGGGCGTGATGTCATGGAAGCTGTGATATTCACACTCAGCCAGCCGGCGATGGTTCTCTTTGACTGCATCGGCAGCGTGCGTCATAGTCCCTTGGCCCTCTGGAATGCCTGGCCTATCTCGGCATCGTCGTACCCGCGACGTTTGAGGTTCTTGTAGACAGCCTCCTGGCGACCAGCATCACTCCACCGTCCGTGCATGTCGCTGGTGATCCACTTGGCCGCTTGACCGATATGCGGGGGTGCGGCTGGCTCCTTGCCGCCTGCCATGCGCTGCTTAATCTCGGCGCCGGTATCCTTGAGTGCCTTGATGCGGTTGCCACCCTCCTGCCTTGTGGCTGCCATCAGCTTCATCATCTCGCTCAGGGGCAGGTTCTTGTCGTGTATCTTGTCCATATCCACACGGGCACCTTCCGACACCTGTGCGACCGAGCCAGCGCCACCGGCCTGCAGCTTGGCGTTCTCCGTGCTGATAGCCGATACCAACATGTCGTAGATGTTGATGTTGGCTACGCCGACCAGCTTCTTGTTGAAATCCCGGGTGCCCATGTTCAGTATGCGGTTGCGGTCCAGATTGAGCGTCTTGGACATCGTGGTGATGTGCTTCTCAAGCTGGTCGATGTTATTGTCAATGGTCCTAACGAAACTGCTGGATGCGTCGAGCTGCTTGGTGTTGAATTTGAGCGACCCGGCGTCAGCCTTGAACGATTGGGTGTCGGCGCCGGCCTCCGCACCGGATATACCTTTACCCTGCGCCCATTGCGAATACTCCTTGGCGAATTGAGTACGGCTCCTGCCGGCTTCCTTGCCCCATCCGAAGTCGGGCTTCTCACCGGTAGCCTTCTTGTTCTCAAACCACCACTGCTTGTCTTCCTTGCTCCAGGCGGTGAATGAGTCGGGCGGCTGAGTGCCGCTGTTCTTGAGATCGAATGTGAACTTCTTGTTGTCCTTGAGTGCAGCGGCGTTCTCGGCGCGTACCTGCTTGGCCGCTTCAAACTCGACCTGCTTAGGTGACCATTTGGGGTTCTTGGCGGCTAACTGAGCCTTGAGACCATCGAGGTACGCGCCCTCCGTGCTGATCGGGTCACGCGGCTCCTTGGGTTCCCATCCGACCACCTTACCGCCTTTCATTGTCATCTTGAACAGGCCGGGTACCTCGGGGTTGATGCCGAGTGTCGGGTTGGCTGCGGCGACGTTGGCAAGCTCCTGGGTGGTGAACGGGCGTGTGACCTCGGTCTGACCCTTGCCGGTGATCGTGATGTCACCGATATTCGGTATCATGCCCTTGACATCGGGATCGTCCTGGGCCTGCTTGAACAGCGCCTGGAAACCCTCGTTGTTCCCCTCGGCTACCAGTTTGCCAGCCAGTTCCTTGTACATCGCCATCTTGGGTTCGGTGCGGGTGGCACGCTGTGCTGTCTCGGCAGCGGTGATCTGCTGGTCGTAGGTGTGAGCATCCTGAGCGGTGATCTGACCGGAGTTGTACAGGTCGCGCAGCCTGACACGCTGTTCCGTGTAGTCGGTCGCCGCTGCGGTGGGTCCAACCTTGCCACCCTTGGCTGCTGCGGGACTACCGGGGAATTGGACAGGGTTCATACCCCCCGGTGTGACTGCCTGAGCCGGGGCCGCTGGCGCAAGCTGGTTGACTGGCGCCGTACCACCCGGCACCTGAGCCATCTCACCCATCAGCGCAGCGGCCTGCGGATCGCCTTGACGCTGGAACGCTACCAGCGGGTCCATGCCGCTCGGTGCCTGCTGCGGTGTGGCTGCCAACTGGTTGACCGGCTGCTGTGGGGTGGTCACACCGCCTTGCTGCTGTGGACCATACAACGCACCGGCAACCAGACCGGCAACCGTCTTCTTGCGCTGGTCCTCGGCGGCGGCCATACCGGCCAGTCGGTTCTGCAGCCGGTTGGCCTGCATCGCGTCACCGTAGGCGGCTGCCTGCATGGCTTGCAGCGGGGCGTTCGATATGGGGGTGAAGTCAAGTGGTTGCATACTGTGCGGCCTCCTACCAGCTCATCGAGGACGTATCCCCGAAGCTGCCGAAGTCTACGTTATTGATATTTCCACCAGCCTGACCGTAGGTCTGACCGTTTGCCCCACCGTTCAAGTAGTTCTGGTACAACTGGTTCTGGTTGTAGGCACCGTAGGCGTTGACGCCGGTCTGGAGCACGTTACCCACCATGTTGCCCTGCTGCTGCGCGTTCTGCATCTCGATCTGTCCGTTCATGCCGGCTGTCTGAGTGGCAATCTGCCCCACGTTGTTTGCCATCCCCATGCCGGCTGCACCGATCTGACCGGCTGCGGTCTGCCCCGTGCCGGCTACCCCGCTCAGGCGGTTGAACAGGGTATTCTGAGCGTTCAGACCGGAGTTGTACTGGTCCATCTGGCTCCCGTAGGCCCGCTGGTAAGCTGCGCCGTACTCCTGGCTACCGAGTTCCTGACCGTAGTTCTGGAGGGCTACGCCAAGGTTGCCCGAGCCGAGGTTGCCGCCCGCCGCTCCTGCTGCGGTGATCGCGTTCACACCCTGCTTCATTCGGAATGCGTACCCGGGGTCCGTCTGCACCTTGCTCTGGTCGAATTGGAAGGTGGGTGTGTTGAGCAGGTTGCCCGGGTCCGATACACTCATACCGGGGGTTGTGACCATGGTTGCCGGTTTATCAACAATGGAGCCATCCGGTCCACGATACCATTCCTTGCTCAGATCGTACTTGAGTAGGGTACCCGGGTCGTAGTACGACTCCGTGGAATACGACCCACGGTTGTTGAGGGTGTCTATCTCAGCGGTCGTAAGTCTCTGGTACGCTGTATTGAGTGATTGGGTATCTACACCCATGCGGTTGGCTAGCTGGTTGACCGCCCCTGTGCCGGCTGTGAGCCAGGGGCGCATGTTGTCCTGCTGAACGTCGAACTGGTATTTCTGGAGGGCGGTGGCGTCACCGGCTGCCGCTTTATTGCCGGCTGTCGCATTGGCTGCTGCGGCACTGGACTGATTGGACGAATATACCGCAGCACCAGCACCCACGACTGCCGCACCCGCTACTGCTGCCGCTACCCAACCTGACATGGTGTCCTCCCTAGGAGCCTAAGCGTCTCTCTATAGTTCGTGGTAATTTCTTCACCGTCATTTCCACCCATGCACCCCTGTATGTTGCGAGTCGCCATGAGGTAATTATCACCATTGGGTGCCTTGATCACTACAGCGTTAGGGTTACCGGAATGGTTCATGTAACGACCAATTGGAGTACGTAAACCGTCCATGAACACAGGGGCGATCAACTCACCGTCCGATATGTTCGCTGTCGCAAAAACACCCTTACCGTGCAATTTGGAATCGGACACCTTGCATTTATGGATACCGTATGGCATCGGTGCGACGTTATCAACTTGGGTTTCGGCTTGTACATCATCCTCGGTAAGACCCCATTCGATAAGCATCTGCTGGTAATCATCACTTGACGTATTGTCGGGCAACTCCTTGATACGATCCGGTGCGTCCGACCAGTCGTAAAGTAGTTGCTCCATTGTCTCAACATCCGTGCATGGTGCAGCGTGGATGTTAACCCATACTACCTCATCGTGAGAATAAGCACATTTCTTGCCGGGGGAACTGATCATGGTAAACGGTGCTACGAGTTCGGTCAGGCTACCGTCATTGTTCAGTACGGTGATACGACCCTTGGTCAGCATACTGATGTGATTGTAGCGGTGATTATGACCAACACTCACTACGCCTGCCGGTATGGTGAGTTCCCGCATGTAGATACCAGGCATGAAAATATGTCGCACGGACCCCTCGGCCTGCGGCATCTTAAGTATCTCATCCTGTAACTGTTTCACTCGCTCATCGGTCATACGGGGCATGGCTCCTTGTCGCACGGCATTGTACACCGTGTGACAGCGTGTGGCAAGCTATTAATACACCACCATCAGCACGCCGGTTGCCGTCCGGTATGGCACACTGGCAATCAGCCCACCGGCCAGAGCAGCAGCGTTGTCGGCATGGACCGGCAGCGCGGTAAAATCCGGTGCGGCGTCCAGTACCGCTCGGTTTGTATGGGCGATGTCATCGTGCTGGTATGCCCCGAGGTGAGCTGCCACCGCGCCGGCAGCCTCACCGCCCACGTCAGCGAGTGTGACGGTCACATCGGCTGTGAGAGCATGGCCGTTGACCGTGCGTGTATCCGGTACGGCGCCGGTCACCTGGTCGGCAGAGTAGTCGCCGGCCTGCGGCATCACGGCGCCAAACCGACCGTTGAACCCCGTGACAGCCCGGTCGAACGTCTGCTGAAACCATTGCAGCCATCGGGGGCTGGTCACCGTGCTGGCGGGGTCCATGTGTCTCAGGGGTGCCTCTACCGGTGCGCGGCTCATACTGGTTGTACCACGTACCCGAGGACCACCCGCTTGCATGGGCTGGAGCAGCGTAATTGGAACACCCTGTCTCGCGCTCGACCAAGGGACCGCCATACCAGCCGTTGCCGGTAGTCGCCCGGGCCACCCATGCTGCGCGGATACTCGCTGCTCCAGGTGTGCCCGCTGTCACGGCTGATGCTCAGTGCCATCACGGGGGCAACCGGTTGACCGAGGATAGTGACCGATGGTGGTAGGGTGTACCCGCTACCCGGGTCGGTCACCGTGATACCTGTCACGCTGCCGTGGGTCAGTGTAGCCGATGCCGTTGCGCCCGATCCGTTGCCGTCCACCGATTGCATCAGCACTGTGACCGACATACCCGCGATATAGTCTGCGCCACCCTGCAGGATGGTCACACCGGCCACGGCGCCTGCCGGGTCCAGCACGGCCTGAGCGGTTGCCGGGGTGGCTGGCCCGTCCAGACCTACACCCGACTCGATGGCTACCTGCAATTCGCCAATGAATATGTCACCCAAGTCGGCATCAGCGAGATGCTGAGTACGCTGCAGCGAGGTGATCGGCTGACCAGCATCCGTATGGTACTGGCTGCCCATATCGTACAGCCGACCGCTCTGGTAGTCACCAATCAGGTGCATCCCGTAGGCTCGGACGTAGCAGTTACCCCTGTGCCTGCCGACCGTGCCACCGCTGACCCTCTCATGCCACATCTGCGTGGTCAGGTCGTAGACCCATGTCCAATTGTCAACCGGGTTGGTGATGACGTAGAACGTATGCCCCTCGTCGCTATAGCAGTAACCGAAGCATTGGCTGAGGTCCGTTGACTGGCTCATGTGCCAGATGACAGCGGGCGGGCTGACCACGGTCGGCATGTAGCCGTTCAGCATGACGACGCCGATGAAGCAATCCCGTTCATGCGCTAGAAACAGGACCGACGACCCGCCGAGAGCGACCGACCAGGGGGCGGGGGTGCCGTAGTTGATCACCGCGCCGGCCATGCGGCTGTAGGGGAATCCGACACTGGTGGCCGTACCGTTATTGTAGTAAATCTCGGTGCTGAACTCCTTGATGAAAAATAGCTGCTGGTACAGGCTCAGGACCGTTTGCACCGAGTCGGGTTGTGCCTGGATGGGGGATGTCGCCAAGGGGTTCCATGTCAGCCCGTCATAGATATTGCTGGCGTAGGCTGACATGGTGCCGTCTACCCCGATGAAATAGCTGTCGATGAACGTCAGGTGGGTGAATGGCATGGCGACGGTACTGAACGCCTCTGTGACCGTGTTATAGATGTAGGTAGCCGCGCCGTCTGCGATGGCTATCTGGTTGCCGCCGATCCCGTCAGCCAGCAGACCGTTCTGAGCCATGCTAACCCTGCCGGTGGAGGTGGTCAGGCTGCCGAGTGCCGCTGATACCTCGCCCGTGGCGCTGACACGTATCAATGCGTTGCTCTGGACAGCGTACAGCAAGCCATCCGGCCCGGTGATCACACCTCGCACGGGGCTGGCTATGCCACCGCTGAACAGACGTAGGCCGGGGGTGCCGATGAGCATGGCTATGCTGGTGGACCCCGGGGCGTTGGTCAGCTCGGGGTACCAGTTGATCAGCCTGGCTGACTCCTGGTTGATCGAGCGGCCCTGATAGGCGCTCGGGATGGATGGTAGACGCATGTGGTCGGCTCCTATGCTGGTGTCTGCGCTGTTACGGGTCAGGTATCTGGAAATTATCAGCGAGATACCATGCTGCCCCGATGTTCGTCGCTCGCACTTGGAATTTGTTACTTGAACTGGCGGTGACCGGGAATGTCAGCGCCTCGGTCTTATCCTCGCCAGGGCCGCACGTCACGCTGTCACGAACAGTCACACCCCATATCAGCTCGATTGTGACTGTCCCTGTCCCCCCGCTGCACCTTGCGTCAGCGGTAAAGTTGCCGGTTCCGTTGGGAATGATGATGTTGGTGCCGGTGTCTGAGATGCCCCTGCACGACACGCTGGTGTAGCCGTTAATCGCGTCACCTTCAGTTATTGCGGGGATGCTGCACTGCCTGCCTGTCACCATCAGCAGCATCTCCGGACCTCCCGCCCACGATAGCGAGGCGGTTAGCAGGAGGGCAAGGGCGGTTAGGAGTGTTCTGAGTTTCATGCTGGCTCCCGAGTTTCAGGGTTGGATTGTTTCACATCACAGCCTTTTTGGTACCCAAGCATAAATGCCGCCGCTATGGACGCATACCATGCAAAAATAATCAGATAATTCATAAATCCTCCCTTCGGACATCCCTAAGTTATTTGCGGCAAACTAGCCGCAAACAGTGATCATGGCGTGTACCCCTCTCCCGCGATGCCGCACTCTGTTTTTGTTGGTCCTACTTCGCAAACGTACTTGTAGCGCTTCGATGCCGTGAGCGCCCCAGAGAAGCCGGTAGTTCCCATCCAGCCGAATGTGCTGCCTACTGTCGGCCATGCCAGCGTAGTCACTCCTGAAGCCGCTGTGTCGATCTGGATGGTGACGTAGCGCACCTTGCCGGATGAAGGGTTGCCAGAGAAAACGACTGACTGCGTCGTCGTGCCTGTCGGGGCAAACTCGTATTTCCCCTTGGCACTGGCGTCTACTGCGAGGTTGCCGGTGGTGGAGGGTGCGGCGGTGCCTGTGGAGTAGTCGGTGTTGGCTGTGGCTGAAATCGTCGTCCCTGTAATCGCCCCCGCAGTAACTGCCCCCGTATTTGTCACTTTGAACTTTGTCGCACCCTGCTTTATCAGCTCTAGCAAATCTCCAGCACTCGCCGTAATGTCCTCGCCCTTGATGATCGGGTAATTGGAGTTGTATGCACCGAGGGTCTGAGCGCGTCGGACATACAGTGTGGGGTGCCATATCGAGGCAACGAGTACCCCCGTCTGAGAAACTTCCATGCCTACCCCTAGCTCTGAGGTAGCCAAACCCCCCTTCCCTGTCGTAGACGCTCCGCTAAACCCTAAACCTGCCGGGCTATATGCATACACCCCATTAGCGGTCCCGGCGGCCCATACACCTGTTCCCGCAGTCCCGGTGTTATTTACATAAATTCCCTCGTTACTGTTCAGTGCACCAGTAAAGTCATACTTACCAGATGCGGATATTGCAGGAAACTTACCCGAGGCGTCGCGCTTAACAATCTGATTATTTCCTGTTCCGCTGTTTAGCGTGAGAGAAGGAGTGGGGGTTGACTGTGAAACCGTAATGTCTCCGTTGGCCGAAGACACTCCTGTCACCGATCCTGTCCCTGGAGTGAATCCCAGAGCTGTTGTTACGTCGGACGATGTCAGAGTATGCCCGCTGACGGCTGTACCTTCTGATGGGTACGTGGCGAACTGCCCCGCTGCGCCACTATTAACAGTGCCAGTGCCACCTTCGGTTGTTCCCGTATCTGCCGTGCAGGTGTACGCCCCTGTTGAAGCTACGAATGCGCTGACATGATTGCCTGATGCGCAAGAAACATCGGATGGTAGGACCGGCTTATTCGCAATACTGGACCCACCTGATGACGCAGCCCAATCAATGTAAGCCGCTGAAAGCCCCGACGCTGTTCCACTCACATTGTCCAGTGGCGGGTTATTCCCTGCATGGGTTATGTTTATCATCCTATTGTGAAGCGTTTTAACTAGGGCAGGGTCGGCGGTAAAACCATTCCCGTCCACGACTAATGGAGTATCTGCGGCTACGGCTGTGATCGTGTTGTTGGTTATATCCAGATCCACCAAGTCTGCATCTTGAACCTTGAATATGGAACTTTTATTCCCTGTATTATTCCAAAAGTGAATTGTATTACCGTAGAACTTCACGCCATCTCCACCACCACGGATACTGACAGCCCCGTAATCGCTGGCCCCGATGATGGTAGTTCCGTGAACGTAGACTTCAGAAATATTGTTGTGCATGTCAAGAGCCATCATGTAAAGAGGGCCAGCGGTACCTGCTCCTGGCACGCCGTACAGTGCTGGGTCTTGAGTTATGAAACTGTTTGAAATTTCAATCCCACTGGAAGTAAACTCTCCAAGGGATAAAGACAGTGAGTGTTTGGAGTCAGCAAATGTGGAGTGGTCTATGGTGACGGCATGGCCGTACACAGTCATTCCGTAGCCGCATGGCCTGCCGCCGTCGCCGCCATTAGTTATACAGTACGGCGCCTGTCCGATGTAACCAGTTGACTGCACGTTGCTGATTAGGCCACGCATGGCGGTTACTCTCATCCCCGCATTAGCGTAATAGGAACCTTGAGCTTCAATATTGTCTATTTCTATGTCTTTACCCTGTACCCACATGCCCGAGGATGCTAGCGTGGTTGCACTGTTGTCGAAGATTAAATCGTGGACCTCTAGCCCATCGACTCTATAAAGAACTTGGAACGTATCAGCGGTAAAAGTGGTCTTTGCTGGCACACTTATACTTGCCAAGTTTCCTACAATCTTTGTTATTTCGGTAAAAACCCCACGTTGGTACGAGCTACCGCTAGTACTGTACGGCGTGCTATTGGCGGATACAACTAAGTCTCCGACCACTGCGCCGTGACCAGCGGGAAGGGTGAAGGTGTTGACTCCTGCTGTCCACTCGACAGCTTGGCCTGTAAGAGTGGTCTTGCCCCCTCCAAAACTTAAAGACACAGATTCTGCGTTATTTACGATGGTGGCTCCATTACCCCACAATTTTATGGAGCTGACAGAGTAGCAAGTGTCGGAAACATTATATTTCTTGCTCCCATTAAGATATACATTGGCCCCTGGAGACCCTGCATTGATGATTGAGCAGATAGGCGCTGAGTCATTTACTGTACCGTCTCCTACAGCATCAGACCAATCAGCATAGATTTGAGTAACTTTGCTGCCAAGCTTGAGTCTGTTTGCCGTAAACCCTTTCAGCCATGTTTCCTGTCTCACTTCCAGTGGCCCGTTTATTGTCAAGTCGCCTGATGTCCTCACGATTGCGGCCCCATGCATGACCCTAAGAGTAATGTTGGCTGGTATGGTGACGCTTGTAGACATGGCCCAGTCACCAGGGGACAAGACGAGGGTTTTGGTCGCGCTACCGATACCCGTTATTGCTGCAATGATAGTTGCTGAGTTGAGCGCCCCGCCGTTGTAACTGGCTGCGTAAACCTCGTTGTCCGGCTGCAGCGCCGTAGCCCCCTTAGCCGCACCATCCAGTACCGTAGCCGCATCCTCGCCGCCGAGTTGGAGACTGTTGGCTGCTGTGCCGGTGGTGGAGAGCTTGCCGGCGAGAGCCACAGCCTGTGCCGCCGAGTACGAGTCGAACGCCGCCTGCGTTACTCCGCCAGCAGGTATGCCCGTCGCTGATATCGTACTGCCTGTAAAAGCAATACCATCACCAGCCACCAGTGCTTTTGGTCCCTTGGTAAACGGGTCCATGACGGCTATGCTGGCTGCGTATGTCGTGGAGGATATGAGCAGGAACACCAACAGCAACAATTTCCTGACTGGCATCCTGGATATCGGGTCATACTGATGCGCGGCGGGTGCCGGTGTGACTGCATCGGGTGCCGGTGTGACTGCATCGGGCACCGTATACCACAGCAGCCGACCGATAACCAGCCCGATGATCACACCGCATAAAAGATATAACATGTCGCCTCCTACTCTAAGATAACGTCGTCATACTCGACGTAGGTGACCGACGCTCTATCCGCCCACTTGGTCGCCAGCGTTTCGCCCGGGGCGCCGAGGTAGAATACAATGTGCTCGTCACCGTCCGTGGTGCTGTGTTTGCGAATGATGAACATGCCGTCAGAGTGCAGACCGCCGTAGTACTTCGGCTCGCTCTGCATGTCCATCCTGACCACTTCAAAGGCATCCGGCCACTTGGCTACCGATCTATCCAATCGGTCGGCATGGAACAGGAATGGTAAAGGACTCATTGGTATTCTCCTATGGTACGGGCCATGTTATCGCCTCCGTTGTTTCGTCAGAATCACACACCTGGTCGCCTCAGCGTTCAGCGCGGCATCGGTGCTGGCATAGCAGTAGGTCTGCCGCGCCAGGTTTTGCAATACTTTGAACGGTGCCGAGTATGTGACCGAGGGGGTGCAGCCTGCGCCGAAGCAGTAGCGCGTGGTTGCCGTCTCGCTGGCTGACAGGGTGACCGTCTGCGTTGCGGCGTAGCGGCCTGCGGGTTTGTTGGCGGTGGTTGTGGGTACTACAAGGTCTGCGGGGTTAGCCGAACCGTCCAGTGTTATCATATAAGCATTGATTGGACCTTCTGCGGTGTTCCAGTTCGATCCCCACAGTACTTTAGTCCAGTCACGGTTGACCGTAGCATGTGGTTCGGCGTTGTAAGTGGTATTCCTGATTGACATGGTTCTACCGATGCGATGCCATGTGGTGCTGTTTGCTACAGTCGAATCTATTTTTACTGCAAATAATTCATTCGCTCCCCAACCTCTGCCGGTAGAGTCAACTGGTCTGTACGATGACCAAAGCGCCCACCCTTTTGTTGTGCTATTTACGTCCTGCGATGCTCGCATGGAAATATGGCCTTGGTTGTACTGTCCTGATCCGCCGCCACACGTCGAAGTAAGATAGGAGTATGTACATGGGAACGTGACAAGCTTTGGCGCAACGTAAGTTGGAGCGATATCGCTTAGTTTATGGATATAGCCAAGCCGTTCCTTTGTGACCTCACTTGTGCTCTCCCACATTCCGACAAGAACCTCAACACCGTTAACATCATATCCAATATCCTGATGTTCGTGGTTGTTAGTAATGTACCCGATATAATTTAACTCTTTGTCAAAAAGTTCTGTGCCTGTCCCTCTGACATGTCCAAGTGAATCGTTACCATTACCAATAACAGTATAGTTAACAATCACGTAATCACCTGAAGGGCTAAAACCCATCCAGTCCACAAATTTGTTATTTGCCGCCGAAGGGCATGTTCCGCCGCATAGATCGTCAGGCGTTTTGTCTGCCAAAATCGTATCTGTTTGTGCATCATACGTGAAATATTTAAGCTGTTTCCCGCTTGCGGGTGCAGCAGCTTTATAACATCTTAATGCCCAATACCTGTCGCTGTAGGACGAATTTCCTTCATCACCGTTATCAACTCTATCCCCATTGTCTGTTCCATCTGTGCATGTAAAGTTGTGCAGCGCAGTCAGGGTATCAGTGCTTGGTACGTATGAAGATATAGTGAGAAGTTTCGCCACATATAATAAATCAGGATCACTATTTGACCATTTTAAATCTTTTTGCGCGTGTGACTGCAATTTTGGTATAGCTTGTACGGCTGCATCAGTAGCAGAACTGTACAGTATAGGGTTACTATACTGGTCAGTCAGGACATACTTAGTTCCATCAGCGTTCCATGCCTGCTGTTTTGGATAGTTCGGCATAAACTGGCGTTCTTCGCAGGGTAACCACCCCCCTACTCCTGGGTCGCAAACAGTTGGGGCATTGATGCGTTTTATGGTCGTCCCGAACAGCGGGTCAACATAGGTCGATCCAAACGCAGGTTGCGCCGGCAATGGCCATGTTGTACAGGGGGTCACCCCTGTACTCACGCAGGTGTAGTCCACCGAGTCCGTGAGCAGCCCTGTGAACTGAGCAGGATCGGCGTGAGCAAAAGACGCCCACAAGATAGATACCGCCGTCAGCACTATATATCCCATCATTTATACCCCACTGAAAGGTTGTCAAAAGTAATAATGTTGGTCGTCGCCCCTGACTGTAGCTGTACACCGAATGTTGCAGCGTTGAGCGTAACCCCTGCTGTTTTGATCGCTGTTTCAGGAATAATATCGGCACCATTTATTGTCAGACTGTAGTAACCATCAGTGGTTGCTGTGTCGGTACTCCCTTTTATCATCATTGCGATTGTATAGGTAATTCCGGCCTGGAACGCATAGGGGTAGTTGGCCGATGTGTGCTGTGTCAGGTCGCCATCTTGATACTTGATCCGTATACCGGCTATCACCCCTCCAGAGGTGTAAACTTCCGGCATGGCGGTCATGCTGTTGATGGGACCGGACACTCTGCCAAGTTGGCTGAAATTGCCGGTTGCAGTGACGCTTCCGAATTTTACATCTGCTTGCCACCGGACATCCTGATGTGCCGTCATCGCGGTTTTGTTGGCTGTCGCAGTTGTGGACGACGCACTCATGGTGACTACTAGAGCGTTACCGTTGACGCTCATTTGGGCTAGCGAATCAGTCATCGAACTAAAGGCATTGGTTGTGGTGCAGGCACCAACTACGGTAGAACTTACGCCGTCTGCACAGGTCACAGAGTTAGCCCAATAGATAGTGTAGGGATCGACTGCCAGCGTCGTACTGCTGAACGTACCGCTTACGCCCCCGATGGTCACAACGGTGTCGGTAGCCGCGGAGTTGCTGGCCGAACTGGTATGTTGCGCCCTCACAGTGTCGCCGTTGCTGACTGTGCCGCTGCTGGCAGTGAAGCTCCCACTGGCGTTAACGTCATACGTGCCGCCCGTCACGCTGATTACCGATGCCGTGTCGATACCGGTAACGGTAATAGTGGCAGAGGTGATGGTGGATGAAAGGGCTACGTCTGTCTGATCCGTAAAGATGAAGGCATCCGGCGTTGAATCGACCCCTTCAGGGGCTACCCCCGTCCCACTCAACGCAGCTCCCACCCTAGCTATGTTCGGCGCAGAGTAGCTCAAGAACCCGCTGTATGCCACCCCTGCCACCGGCTCAAATGCCACCTTTGCCGTGCGGCTGCGGCCCGATGAGATGTTGCCGAATGTGGTTGAGCTGTAGAGCCTGAACCCGGCACCAGTGACGCTGGTTGTCACATCCTCGGCGGTGTCGTTGCCTGAGTTCGACAGGGTGAACGTGGCACTGGTCAGCGTGCCGGTGGAGTGATTACTGAATGCGAGGGACGATGGTGACCACGATAGCGACGGCACCAAATCGACCCATTGCGACCCCACTGACCGACCGCCTATACCCCCGAGCGGCCAACTGATCGCTGCAGCCGAGCCGCACAGCGTCAGCAGTATGACCACACACGCTGCCCGTTTCATTGCTGCTGCCACTGGTGGGCGCCAGAGACGTTCATGAACGGTGTGGCTATGTTCTTGACCCCCACATACCACGATCCCCCGGGTATGGTGAATTGTGGGTAGGTACCCTTGGCGCTGGTTGACATGAGCCTGGCCGAGCAATCCGACGCGCAGTAGATGCCATACGCCAGAAAATTGGTCAGATCATAGGTCGCGCTGGCGGTCGCCGTCGCTGAGTACAACCCATTGGGTGACCAGCCCTGTACGTAGGTACCTCGGTAGAGTAACGACCCGTCGCCCTGGTTCTCGGCTATGGCAGCGGTGACGGTCAGGGTGAGCAGCACGGTCAGGGTGAGTAGGATACGTGTCATTGGTATTCTCCTGTCAGTATGTTATACCTACCGCCCGTGACGCTCGGCACATCGGTCCTCATGATCATGGGTCGGGCGTTCATGTTCTCGATGACCTTCATGGTCCTCTCAGCCATCATCCGTATGTCGGGTGGCGGGGGGCCGGTGCGTCCGAGCGGTCTCCAGCAAGCCATTGCGCCGTTGTAGGTCAACATGGCAAGATAGGCGTCGGGGAAAGTCACCGTGTCGGTCAGGGCGCTGAACGAGGTCAGGTATTTGAGACTGTCGATGGTCAGGGTGTCGGCGGCATCGGGCGTGGGGTTGATGTGGATGATACCCGGGGCGGCTGACTGAGTGGCGCCGGCATCGTAATAGAGTTCGCGTGTGGGTGACGGCCATACGCTGTACTCGCCCTGGGTCGCTAGGTCGAGTGGTAGACCGTTGATATGGGCAGCGAGGATGCTAATCGGCTTGGCGGTGTTCAGGTCGGCTGATGGGCCGATGGTGTAGGCGGCCACACCGGCTGTCAGGGTGAACGACTCGGTGGTGGGGGTGAGTTGGACCAGGTGCCGAGCTGATAGGCTGCCAAGTAGCAGGTTGACGTGGCGACGGACTTTCTGCATATCACTGGCTTCCGGTTGCTCGTCAAGGGTCACGACGCCTACGACCTCAAGGATCGCTATGAATAGTTCTCGTACCTGCATGGTCACACCTCACGTCACAGCTTCTTCTTGGGTCGCGGCTTGTACGGTCTCGGCTTGTATGGCCGCTTGGGTTTGGCAGGTGCGGCTACGGGCGGCTCGGGTGCCAACTGCTCAATCAGACCGATCACAGGCGCCATAGACACGTCACGATGCTCTGTCAGCGGTGTGACCGGCTCGGCGGCTTGCTGCTCGGCGGCCTGCTGCTCGGCGGCGGCCTGTGCCAGTATCTCAGCCAGATTGGGTCGGAACTCGCGTATCTGGTTGACCTCGGGTGCAGGCTCCACCTCGCTGAATACCGATATGGTCTTGAATATCCCGTTGGGATCGGTGAAAATTCTCTTGCCTACGTTTACCCTCGCCATCTACCCCTCCGCATTCAACGGCACTTTCGTACCATCGATACCATAACTACAGCCCTTCTGCTCACGATTACCCACAAACGAGCACCATATGTGTTTGCCGTCACTGATCAGTGACGAGCCACAGCGAGGGCATCGTTTATCTTGTAACCAGAAACAGGTCTGTTGTACCGGTACACTGTCCATACCGTCACCCCCCCCCATCAGATAGTCATGGAAGTTACCACTCTGTGAGCCGTGTGTAAATGAAATATTGCACACTACCCACATCTCCCCACCTATTTCCCTCCACAGGCGGCAGAATGCGTAATCCTCACCGACCCATCGGCCACCGCTCACCCCTTGGGGGAACAGGTCGTACATCTCACCGTTCTCATCGCACACGTACCGCTGACCCGGGTACGCTGCCACCATACGCTCCAGGGCGCTCCGGTGGATGCACAGGAAGCCGGTGGGCACCGCTGCGGCAGCCACACAGCCGTCAGCACGCTGCACAGGGCAGTCGTTGGGCGTGGTGTGGATGACGACCGGGAAGCGTAGCGGCTCGGTCTTGAGCGGGTAGATGCCGGCGACCACTTCGCCCGGGGTCTCGATCACCTTGAGCGCGGCGGTCGCCGGCCAGGATATGTCGTCATCCAAGAAGAACAGCACGTCGGCGCCTGAGTCGAGGAAATGCTTGACAATCTGGTTACGGGCCGTCTGCACGTAGCAGCAACCCGTCACCATGTAAAACTCGGTTGTGTGGCCGCGCTCAGTACACAGGGCAATGGTCTGCTCCAGCGAGTCGAGAAACGGCGCGTAGGTGATACCTCGGTATGATGGGGTGGCGAATAGGATGTGCATGGTGGCTCACATGTAGCGAGGGCCGGTGGTAGATAGTCACACCGGCCCTCTGGTTATCAGCAGTTCTTCATCTTCATGCCGGCCATCGGCTTGCCGACCGTGATGGTCATGCCGCCTGATGGCTTGGCCTTGACCTTGGGTTTGCGGTTCTGGATCGTCGGAAGTTTAGGCGGCATACTACGCCTCGCCTTTCATCAGACCCGCCGCAACCAGGGTTGCTCTCATCTCATTGCACAGTGCGACGATTGCGTCGGCTTGGGCCGCTGCACCGAACCCGAACGGCGTGGTCGAGGTGGCTGCGGTCGTGGTGACGGCTGCCTGATCAGCACCAGCACGCATACCGATGGGCAGGGTGCCCGACAGCGGGCCGTATTGTACGAATGTGGTAGAATCGAGAGACATGGTTATTTCTCCTTATTGTGTGGTCAATCGGTTAGAGTGACGAAAAGGTGTTGCAAGTTAACTTACTGTGTGGTACAAAACATTCGCACCACACACCCCAAAGGAGGATTGAAAATGAAACTTAAACCAGACCAGAGACTTGTCCAGAAGGATTTTGACTGCATCAAACCCGGTGAAGTGTACGGCGGTCTCACTGTCCGAGAGACTTACGTTATTGAGGGGACGTACAACTACATCGCCCGGTGCGATTGCAAATGTGGTGTGACTGGTTTTATCACCCGTGTCAATCAGTTGAGGACCAAAAACCGACCCGCTATCAGTTGTGGCTGCTCCCGTAAAAAACACGGTCGGTGGGGCGAACCCCTGTTTATAGTGTGGCGAAACATGATGAACCGATGCTACGATCCTACAAACAAGAGATACACCCGGTACGGCGGTAGGGGCATATCTGTGTGCCCAGACTGGCACGATATGGATAAATTTCTTGAGGATATGCATTACGGCCACGCTGTTGGTCTCCAGATCGACCGAATCGACAACGATGGGGATTATGGGCCTTTTAACTGTCGATGGGTGACCCATTCTGAAAACTCCCGAAATAAATCCACTAACACTCTTCTTACTTACAACGGGGAGACAAAGTGTCTCACGGAATGGGCGGAGATAGTCGGACTTACCGTTGGCACCCTATGGGACCGTATTAAGGTCCGAAAATGGGATGTTACTAAAAGTCTGACTACCCCACCCATGACCAATGCTGAAACCATGAAACTGGCGTGTGCTGCTCGGAGAAAACCTAAGTAAATCAACTACTTACTCATGAGGCAAGTCTAACGGCCCATTCTGGCCGATGTACAGCAAATCCGCCCAAAACATCCAATCTCGTTATCGTAGCCGAACTCATGATGTCATAACCCGTAACGATTCGCATCGAGATTCCTTCCTCGCTGACGCGGGTTGCGCGGCAGTTCGGCATGTCGATGGGGAGGTCGGCGGTACCGAGTGTGAATGCCGATTCGTGGAAAGCCATGTTCTGCGGGCTGACCGTGGATGCCGCGCCGGTCGTGAACACCACGGCTGCGGTGGCGCTGGTTGCCACAACGGCTACGGTGCCGTATGCGGTAGTCGGGCCGACTACCTTGGGCGGGTTGCTGACGACCACGTTGTTGGCGCCGGTTGCCAGGGTGACCGCTTCGGCCACGACGAACTGGTACAGGATGCCGGTGTTCTGCTGGTTGTCGGGGTTGACCGCGTAGACGTTGGCGACAGTGAACGCGTCGCCCGGGACCAGGGTTTTGGTGTTGTCGCCGGAAGCCGCCGTGAAGACCATGGTTGCCGAGGGTGTTGCACCGGCTGTCCATGCGACCGTGGTGGTGGTCTCGGCACCGGAGATGGCGCGGGTACCGCTGGTGAAGGAGTAGACGTTCTGATCCTTGGCGAACTGGAAGCCGAGAGCATCACCCAGGTATCCTTTGCGGTACTGCTCGGCCATCAGACCCTGCGGGTTGAACAGGCCCGACAGGCTGGCGACCGAGCTGGCGTGTGCAGCCGAGTTGAGGACCATGTGACGGTTGCCGTCGTTCGGGGCACACTGGTTGTCCAGCAGCAGGCCGGCGTTCAGGAATGCGGTCGGCGCATTGTACTGCAAGAGACCCGCAGCCGATCCGCCCGCCGTGCCGATGGTGGTACCGGGGGTGCCGATGACGGTGTTGATCGGGCCGGCGCCCGGGCAGGCGTAGGAGCCGAGGCTGTTGGCGGTCGGGTAGAGACCGGTGCAGGCAGCCACATGGCACTCCAGGTCCATCTGCGATGCCATCTTGCTGATCGCCGGCACGATGTACTGCTTACGGAACTCTTCGATGTGCAGTGTGCGCTCGACATCGCTGAAAGACATCGGGATGGTCCAGAAGCGGTTGAGGGTCAGGGGTACCGTCTCGTCGGTCTGACCCTGCGGTACGATGGCCGGTCCCTGCTGGACGGTCCAGCGTTTCGGTTTCTTGACGTTGATCGTGTTGCCGATCTGAGCGCCGGAACGAGCGAACTCGCTGGAATACTGCTTGCGAACGCCTTTCAGGAAGCCGATGGTGTTCTGAAACTCCATCATGGCCTCTTTCGCGATCACCGCGTCCGTTAAAATTACGTTACTACCCATGGTATTTCTCCTTTTATTTTACCTGCGTAGAGGTCTCATTGATGCTTGGCGGTGTGCGACATACTCCTTGTAGCTAGCCGTCTCAGGGTCAAACGGTTGTGGGCTTACACCCAATGGCACCGTGGCAATCGGCTCGGGTGCCTGGGATACTGCGCGGGGCGGTGCCGGTGCCGGTTTGTTGGCGAGGGTGGCGGCGATCTGCCCGAGTGCCATTGCAGCCTGGATCGGCGGCAGGGCGTTGATGCGGTTGCATTCAGCCAGGTTGGTCCCGAGGTAGTACGCCACGTCGGCGCCGTTCTCGCTGGACTTGATGACCTCGGCAACGGTGGCTGACTGACCGAATGCCGGATTGCTGATCACCTCTTGGAAGTCGGGGTAGCGTGTGACCGCTGTGACCCGCTGCTTCTCCCACTTGGTGTCCGTCTCCTGTTGAGTGCGCTGTTGCACCAGGTGCTGGTCGCGCTGCTCGATGCGCTGTAGGACGTTGTGTTCGGCCAGTTTGACGATGTACTGACGGTCGGCTGCCTGAAAATCATCCCATGACTCGTAGTCATCGGACTTGGGTGCGACCGGTGGACCTGACGGTGCGACCGGCTCGGCGGGCGGTGCCGGTGTGGCTGCGGCAAGTTGCCCACGGAGAAATGCCGCTTCCTCGCGTGCCTGTCGTAGCTGCTCGTCGCGCTCCTGTCGTTTTCGCCGTTCCGCTGCCGCCGCTGCCTTGAGTCCCGTTGTGCTATCAGGCTCAGCGGGTGGCTCGACCGGTGCCGGGGGGTCGGTGAGCGCAGGGTCGGTCGGTGGCTCGGCTGGTGCCGGGGTTACCGGCTCGACAGGTGCTACAGGCTCCGTGGTGGTGGTCACACTCCCGTCAGTAAC